CCAACTTCAACATACATTGGTTGAGGTCTGCGGGCAGGAGTTTTACCAGTTGCCTTAGCAGGTTTACCAACAGCAGAACCGCCAACACCGTAAGGGTTAACAGCACCGTAACATCCACATTCGTAACACATATTATATTCCTAACTTAGATATAGCGTTTGCTATTTTCTTATTGGCAAGCCTATGGGCCGGGGCCATCTTCTCCCCGTTATATGGTTTACCAAGATTTTCACTAGCCTTATGGGCATCCTTAATTGCTTTCATACTTGTGCCAGCAGGTTGAATACCTTGTCGTCTAGCATCAGCATAAGCATTAAGTTCAGCGTCCCATTTACGTTTAGGGACCTCACGCATATGTGCAGCATCACCAGGATGCAACTCTAACGTTGCAGCTTTACAACCAAAACATCCTTCAACAAACTCAGGATGGGTTCTCTGCCTGTGTAGCGACATAGTTTTCCTCCAACCACTTCAAGTTATCTTTTAAGCGCCCGTCCGTTGGGTTAGCTTCAAGAGCCATCTTTGCGTACTTTAAAGACTCATCTTTTTTACCAAGTTGCCAACCGGAAACTGATAACAGATCGTAGCAACGCCAATCCCAAATTGACTTATCGTTCAAATAATGGGTTGATGGTTCAAGTTCAAACACTTTACTTGCAGCATCCCAACAACCTTGCCAGTTGCTAACAGTGTAAGAGAACTGTGCAAAACTAAACCAAGGTTCAAGTTCTGTAGGGTTTTCTTTGATAGCACGTTGAAACCATTTAAGAGCGTTCTCATTGTTACCAAGTTCTTGTGAGGCTTGACCTGCAGCACGGCACACAGCTGAGCGTTCAACATACCAACCACCCGCTTGTAAAGTATTGAAAGCGGACTCAATAACTTTGTCCCACATTTTGTGAAAAAAGTATTCGCGTGTTAGATAAGCCCACATACGTGCATCGCGTGGATCTTCGTGCACAGCTGACTCAAGCATTGGAAGATAATAGGTTCTTGCCTTAGTATCATCAGGTTTATGAAACACTGTCAAATCGTAATCTAAAGTTTTCTCTTCACCCTCAGCATAACGCAGGGTTACTTCGTGGCACGCTTTAATCCACCTGTACCCGTGACGTGCGTGCAAACGGTTATTGTTTTTCCACTTGTTACCAGTGTTCCACCAAACCCAACCACGACCAGTATCAGGTTCCCAAGTTTGTCTAATGGTATGAAAGAAATCCGATTCAGGGATCTCATCCATATCCAAAGATAAACACACATCAATATAATCAGGTACAAGGGCAAGAGCTGCGTTACGTGCATCATCAAACCTAAAAGGTTTAATAGATATTTGGTGCACAATAACGTTAGGTGCTGCCTGTAACATTTTAACTGTTCTATCAGTTGAACCTGTATCTACCACCACGCGAACATCTGCGTCTTTGGTTCCTTCAAGCCATCGCATCACGTGCTTCTCTTCGTTCAAAGCAATCGTGTACGCACATATCTTAATCTTTTTCATATCGTCCCCAATATGTTATTTGTTACATTCCGCCAAGCATTAAGGCTACAGGAAAAGCATCAGAACCTGCACCAGTGGCACCAGTTGATCCTGTAGCACCTGTCACACCAGCACTACCAGTAGGTCCTGTTGGACCTGTAACGGTTGCACCGTTAGCTCCTGTTGGCCCTGTAGGGCCAGCAACAGTTGAATCAGCACCAGTAGGACCTGTTGGTCCAGTTGAACCTGTCACACCTGTTGGACCTGTAGGTCCTGTACTACCTGTTAAACCTGTTAAACCAGTGGGTCCGGTAGGTCCCGTTGAACCAGTTGCTCCAGTTAATCCTGTTGACCCAGTTGGTCCTGTTGCGCCAGTAGCACCAACAGACCCAGTAGGTCCAGTATCTCCTGTAGCACCTGTTATACCTTGTGCACCGGTTGGTCCGGTAGAACCTGTTGCACCAACAGAACCCGTTGAACCGGTTGGACCGGTAACACCTTGAGAACCAGTTGGGCCAGTTGCCCCAGTACTTCCAGTTAAACCTGTAGAGCCTGTAGGCCCTGTAGAACCTGTAGGACCGGTTGCGCCAGTACCACCAGTAGCGCCAGTAATACTTGCACCAGTAGGGCCAGTAGAACCAGTATCACCTTGAGAGCCGGTAGGACCAGTTGGACCTGTGCCACCGGTAGGACCAGTAGATCCAGTGATAGAAGCACCTGTTGGACCGGTGCTACCTGTAGAACCTACAAAACCTTGAGGACCAATAACACCAAGTTCAACAACTTCAATTTGAGTTGATTCAACATTGAGAACAGTAGTAGTTATTGGTATTTCAACAACTGCGGTTGAGAATACTGTTGCCATTTAGGAAGTAACCCCTTCGTAAACAGTGAAGCCACCTTCAAGAAGACGAGTCACAACACCAGCAGGGGAAGTAACTTCAAGATCATAAACATAATTACCTGCAGCTAAACCTGTAGTTGTAGCAGCAGTTAAAGACAAAGTGAACTTACCGTTAGTTGTACCAACAGTGATACGACCATTATCTGTTGACAAAACAACAATGGTTGTTTCAGAAGAAGCAGAGTTTTTGACATCCATAGCGGCAGTGTAACCGGTAACATCAACGTATTCACCATCAATTTTCCATTGTGGTGCAAGGCTAAAAGTTGAGCCTTGATAAACCTTCATATTATATCTACCTGGTGTCATTTATTCCTCTGTAATATATGGGCCGTAACCGGCTGCGATTAAACTTGTACGTTCACTTTCAGAAATCAAATTCTTGTGTCCACCTGGATAGTAGTATGCAGCGGATTGTGTTTCATCAACGCTTGGTGTACGAATACTATAATAGGACCCGTCAGTTCTTTGTAAAATACTATTAGCTTTAGTTATTTTGTAACGATAAAACAATGCACCTAAACCTAAAGGTCCTTCACCAACAGTAGGTGGGGTGAAATAATATGCCATTGTTCTCCTTAAAGGTGTAACCCCCGCTTTTTCCGGGCGGGGGCTACAATTGTTCCTAACGAATTAGGAGTTGTTGATGCTTGAGGTTGACTCAATGCGGTACAAGGCTGCTTCACGATAGCGAGCAAAACCAAGAACGCCGTACCATCCGATAGGACGGAAACGCATTAACTTATCGGTCACAGGACCAATCACTACGTGTGGTTCTTCGGCAACAGCTTCAGCCAATGCTTGCTTTCCAGCAAGGATTGTGCGGAATACTCTTGCGCTTGATCCACCATCTGCAGCGTTATACATACGTGGGGATTCTACGAACATTGCACCTTCGTAAACACCGATAGATCCTGGCCATAGATTGCCAGCACCTGATTCGTTGTAAACGTGTGCTTCGCGCCATCCACCTGCGCCTGTTTCAGCACGTAAGTCGTGTGAAACTTCTGGATGTATACCAACCCAGTATAGTTCACCAACACGTGGAACAGCTTTGTTTGCACGTAATTTAGCAATAGCCTTACGGATATTTGCTGAAGTGATTTGTGAAGCAGTACCACCGGTTACACCAGTAGTTGTTGTTCCACCACCTGAGTAAATTACGTTGCTTCCACCGCGAAGAACGGTTTGAGCAAATCCGTCAATAGAATCTGCCATATTGTAAGCAATGATGTCAGCGATTGCTGGATCAACATCAGACAATGAGAACAGTTCTAATTTACGTGTTGCAATTGCAGCGTTTCCGTATTCATTAAGAGTTACGGATACGTTAGTTGTGCTGCCTAAAGCAACTGAATCTGGATCAGTTGTTTCAGTTAAAGTGCCGGTTACTGCCGATAAATCAGTGTATAACTGGAATACGACAGATGAACCTGGCATAGCCTGTTGTGCAGGGCGCTTATCAGCAACATCGCGGATAAGTGGCATAGCACGCAGAGCAAATTCTACGTAGCGGTCATAAGCAGTCTGTACCAAGGAAGTTCCTAGGGACGCGGTGCTGGTGCTGGTATAATTTTCTGTAGGCAATTTAGTTCACCTTCTTTCAAGGTTGATAGTAGTTGCGGTTATCTACCGAGAGATTGACCGAAAAGAAGTTGATCAAGTTCATCCTTAGTCTTCGCAGCCATAACCTTTTGATGTTGAGATTGCTCACCTGAAGGTGTTTGTGCTGTTGAAGTACTTTGGTTGATACGTTGATTATCTCTAATCGTTTCCTCATCAACGGTAGGTTGAGCAGACTCTGTAGGTTGAATACCGAATACATCACTGTATTCGTTTAACCAAGCATCAATCTGTTCAGGTGTGTTCACATCACTAGGAATAAGTTTCGCTAGTTTATCTGATACACCTTTTGAGGCCAATACATCTTTGACGGAACGAGAACGCATATCGGAACGCAGTTGGGAAAGTTCAGCTTCAATAGCTTCACGTTCCTTTTGTGCTTTCCTTAACGCTTTGCGAAGTTCGGCTGGGCCGTTATCTTGCTCTTCTGTTTCGTCTTCGTATTCGTATTGGTTGGCCATTGCAGCCACTCCCTTTCATTAAGTTGTCGTAATCCACATACACAAACAGGGGAATCTGTGATGGCTATTACTACCGGGCTTCGGTTACGCTTCTAAGTGCCGGTGCGCTTAGTAGGTTTTATAGCTGACCTGACATACCACGTGATAGAGATCCTCTACCTACGCCTGATTGGCCAGCAAATGCTGATTGTTCCATTTCGGAAAGTCTTTTACGTCTTTGAATTGCCTCAGCACTCATAGGTCCACCAAAGACTTCAGATAGTGCTTGCTCTTGATTGTAATTTTGTCCATAAATTTGACCAAGTTTTTCAGCTGTTGGAAGTATTTGTGCAACTGCTTGGAAGCCTTGTTCTGCTTGTTGTTGTGTAACACCAACACCCGCATATTGTTCAGCAACAGGTCTTGCAACTTGTAAGCCTTGACGAACTGCAGCAGCACCAAATTGAACGGCTTGTGCTTGCTTAGTAATGAATGGTAAAGCACGTTGTGGGTCAAGAACTTGAGCAATCATATCTCCGTTGGATAGACCGTACATTTCTTGAAGACTACGTGTGTAGTAAGGATCAGCGTTATCTATAGCAGTTTGTGCTAAATCAACACGTTGTTTAAGTTCTGTTGGGGAAACATCTGATTCAATGAATTTATTAAAATCATCTGGTGAATCATAAAAGCCTTTAGGTAAACCAGTTGTTCTCATAATTTGACGATATGCATCTTCTGTTGCAAGATATTCTTTAGGTGAAAGAACAGATAAACCTGCTTTAGCACGTGCAGCGTTACCAGCAAATCTTTGTTGATATTCTGGTGTTTCTTGAAGTTTAAGAGTTACAGTATCTTGTGAGTAACCTTGTTGAACAAATTCTTTAATCTTTGGTGCAAGTGTTTCAAGACCATAGTTTTTGAAAAGGATTGATAACTGCTCAGTCCAATCAACACGTTCTCTTTGTAAACGAGCATTTTCAATTTCTTGTGCTGCGCGTCTTGCTGCTTCTTCAGGAGAAATCTCTGGGGTAGTACCAGCACCCGCATCTGCTTGTTGAGATTGTAAAAATGTTTGACGTTGTTCAAGAGAACCAAGAAATGCTTTAGGATCAGTTTTGGCATTAAGTTTTGAAGTGTTAGCTTGTAAAAATGCTAACTCATTATTAGATACACCTTGACCAGTTTTAGCAGCTTGAGCTATAACTTTTTGTGCAGCAGCTTGTTGAGCTTTAGGTAGAGAAGCAACAACCGATTTAGCGGCTTCCGCATTCTTTTTATAGTCAGTTGCCATTAATATACCAATCCAAAGTCTTGAAGGACTTTACGAGCCGTTCCCATAAGATCAGTTTGAGCATTCTTAGTAAATCTCCAACGAGGATCTTGTTTTAAATCTTGTTCAAATTGCCATAAAGCTTTAGTTGAAGGTTGACCATCAGCATTAAGTGAGGTAAATGCTTGCTTAATTGTAGGGTCTTCCATAGTAATGTCATTAGGGTTAATTTCAAGAATATTAGCCATAGATTGCAAATATGGTGAAGCAACCTGTTTAACGGTATATCCTGCATCAATTTGTTTAGCCAATGAAGGGTAACGTGATTTAGCTAATTCTTTAAGTTGTTGAGCTATAGTATCGTTATCAACTTTACCGGTAAGGATATCTTTAGCTGATTGATTGTACCAAGAAGGGTCATAAGAAACACCATAAGAGGCAGCAGTTGCTTTTAATGAATCAATAGTTTTAGCTGCTTCACCGGTAGCAAAATTAATGTTACCAGTTGAGGCAATGCGTGATTTAACAGTTGTTGCGTCAATATTGCCATTAGCATAATCATAACCAAGTGAGTTAACTTGACCATCAGTAAGTTCTACACCAAGTTCTGTTGCAAGAAGTCTAACTGCATCACGTTTGTTTTTAAGTTCTTTAGCAGAAGGACCAGTGCCTGTACCGCCTCCGCCACCATTAATTTGATTTTCTGCAGTTACCCAAAGAGTTTGAGTAGGGTTGTCCATATTGACAGCAGCTGTGTCATTTAAAGCTGATTCCCAATCTTTTTGAGTTGCAACTTTACCCTTTGAAGCATATAAATCTTTAAATCTTTGAACTAAAACTTGAGCTTTAGGATCGGTATTAAACCACATTCTTTTAAGTGTTTCAAGATCTTGAGGCACATTAGTACCACCAGAAACAGCCATTGTTCTTGTTTCTGTTTTTGCACCAAGAGAAGGAATTGGTACTTCTTTAAATGTCTCAACATCACCAAGATAAACTGATTCACCCATACCTTTAGGAACTATAGGTTTTGGGGAGCCATCAAAATTAATTCTTTCTTGTGGGTTTGTTGGGAAAGGAAGTTTTCCACCTGTACCCAAAACGCCTTTGCTGTAATCAGTTTCTGGTGTTTGTTTAACAACAGTAGATACACCTAATTTTTCAGCATCAGATTTAGCCGCAGCAAGTTTATTTTCTAAATCAGTAAGAGAACTTTTAGTAGCTGCTTGAGCAGGACCCTTTTGGCCTGGAATAAACTTTTGAAGACCAGTTGTTTTTACTCTTGCAATTTCCTTTTCAAGATCAGCAATTTTTTTATTTGCTTTTGCAATAGATCTTTCTGTTTTAGCTTTAGCAGCTTCAGAAGTTTCAACATTTTTACTAGCAGAAGTAAAAGTATCTAACTCAGCCTGAGCATCATTAACTTTCTTTTCTTGCCTTTTAATATCAGATTCAGTAAGGGTACTTTTTACTTCATTAAAATCTTTTTTAAGCTCTTTAAGCTTGTTCTTTTCTTTACGTAATTTTGATTCAATTTTTTGTTGTTTAGGATCAATGTAACCAGCAGATTCTTGAAAAGCAGCACTGTATGGATTGAAGTATTCTCCTTCAGTAGCCATAGTTTCTTGTGTATCAGCCATAGTTATTGGTTTACTTCTTCCTCTGCCGCCACCGGCAATTCTAATTTGTGAACGAGAACTTCTATTTGGTAAAAACTCTCTGTAACTGTCATCATTATAGGTTGACCAAGGAGACCAGTCTTTACCCTTTTTGCTAATTTCATAAGCAACTTTAGCATTATAAACAGGATCAAACAATTTGTCTTTAATTCTTAACTTATCTGCTTTATTGTATTTTTCAGGGTTTCTTAAACTACGAACTTGAAATAAACCAATGCTTGCATCCCATTTATCATTAGCTAACTTCTCATCACCAATGGCATCAGGATCACCTTTGGATTCAGCCATAGCAATAGCAATCATTAAAGGAATATCTTTTTCAGGAATATCTGCGTCACGCAGAATCTGAATAATCTCAGCTTCGGTATATTTTGCCATTATTGACCTACTGTAAATTTGTCGTAAACAAGATCGTTAGATAAGAATCTATCATAAAGATCACTAAATCCAATATCTTGTTGTTTTAATTGTCCAACTGCTGCATCAAATGCTTCAGCAATTCTTGTGTTAGCTTTAGCACCTAAGGATTTAACTTTACGTTGAGCTAATTCGTCAGCTACTTGCTCTCTTAACTGAAGATATAAAACAACAGATTTCCAAGTAGGATTATTGCTATTAGCTTCCATAAACTTTTTATCATTTACGATAGTTTCAAGACCACGAATTACACGACCAGTTTTAGATCCGTCAGTATCCAACCAATCATCGCGCCAAGCAATATTATCTGTACCAAGTTGAGTAATGAAATCATTACGCATTGCTGCAAGGTCTTTTGCTCTACGATCACGAATTGAGCTTATTCCACGATCCATCAAAACTGGTTCAATCTGGGTAGACATAAACTGTCTGTACTTAACCCAACCTTTTGTTGCTTCATTTTGTTTTTGAACTTCAATAGGATCTGAAGTACCACGAAATGTTTGCTTAGAACCTGGTGTAACAGGTGTAGCGTATTGCCATTCGTAAGCAGCTTGAGAGAAGTCATAACCAGTAGGATTGTTTACAATCAAACCGATTAATGCTGGCTCAGTTCCATAAAGTGTTGAAACAAGTTCTTTGTTAGCTTTGGTAGCAGCAACAGCATCAACAGATGCTTGTACTCCACCAGTGTTTTGTGAAAGGCTAACAGCTAAATCAAAGAATTCTTCATGATCTTTTAAGAACATCTCATCAGCGTCTTTACCAAATTTTCTTTGATATTCGCGCCACATATCCATGTGCATACGATATGGTGAGTCAAAGCGTGGAGAGAAAGGAAGAACTAAGTTAGCAATAGTACGCATATTGTAATACGCTTTAACCATTTTTTCAATCTCTTGTGGAGTTTTGTATGGTGTTCCATTTTCACGTGCTTTATGTTGTTCTGTTGTCCAAATTAATTGGTACGCGCGGGCGTACTCTGGGCTGTCTTCACCTTGAGTTTTAATGATTTGACGTTTCATCCAAGTAGGAATCATAGCCATTACAGCATTACGCTCAGGACCAAAAGGCAAAGCCCATCTTAGTGATTCTTCAAGTTCTGGTTTCTTTTTAACAATCTCTGAAGCAGGAATTGCTACATAAGGACCAACTGGTAGCTCAAAGCCACCACCAAAAACAATATCTAAAGATCTTTTTGGAATACCCATTTGGTTTAATGAATTAAGACCAGGAAGCTTTTGCAACGGTGCTGGTACTTCTAACCAAATTGTTCCTTCAGCACTTAATTTATCTTGTTCAATAGGTTCACCATTTTGATCGGTGACAAATCCTGCACGGTTAGGTGCTGTCCAAATAAGTTGTGCTCTATTTAAGATTACAGGGTTACGACCAACTAAGCGTGTCCAAGTTTTAAAAGCATTTTCTTGAGCACCAAAGAAAGGTGAAATCATACGAATAAAGGTTAACCCACCAAGGTTACTTTTACGAACAACTGTGTAAAGAATTTTATTAACTTCACGTACAGATTGTGTGTGGGCAGCTTTCATCAAATTGCCCATTTCAGCTGAAGTTAGTTTTCCACCTTTTAAGGCTTCGCTTAATATTACTCTTTCAGTAAAATCATTTCGGTAAAGAGTGTCGTATAATGGAAATCTTGCCCATTTATCTTCAGGTATTGTACCTAATGCTTTAAATGCTTTATTAACCCATTTGTTAAATGATTTAGCAATGTTTCTAGTATAATCTTCTTCAAGTTTTCTACCATTTATTGGCGCTAAACCTTCAGTGTTTGGAAAAAGCTTACGTAATTCAGTAGTTGTAATAACTTCGTCTCTTGCAAGTATTTTATCTATAATAATGTCTTCATTATTTCCAGAGGGAATAAGAGATCTAGTGTTGTCTGACATTATTTTAACATATTCAGGAATATCGTCAGGAGCTAAACCTAATGAAACTGGTGCTTCTTTATTAACAGACAAAGGGCTAAGTCTTTTAGCAGAAGCTCTACCTTCGGACGTATGTTTTAACCAAACTTCAGTTTGTTTGGTGGCTTTATCCCAGTCGCCATGCGTTTTGTATTGTCTTAATAAAAATCTTGCTGCAGCAGAGTTCTTTAATACGTTATTAAGGTTCTTTGACCATTCTTCATGGTAGTTTACCATGTTTGGTGTAATGGTTGCTTGACCTGTAAACTCTAAATCTTTCATTAAAGCTGAAGAATAGCCAGTTACCTGCGCTTCGTAAGTGCCAGCGTTAGAAACGTCTCTTAAATTAAGTTCTGTACCTAAACCTTGAGAACCACGTTGAGTATATGCTTCACCAAATTGACTTGGGATAACGATATCTTCTTGACCAATGGTCTTTTTTGTAAGAGGTGCGTCAATTTTTGCAATATCATCAACAAGACTGTCGTACTTCAACCTAATATTTTGAAGACTTTCAGTAGCTATTTGTCTTGCACCATACAACTCAGAGGTGTCAGGATTCCAATTTTGCATATATCTAGCAATATGTGATTGTTCACCTTCAATAACTAACTCTCTAAGATACTGTGGTGTAATTTGACCAGCTTCATAGGTTATGTATTCATCAATAAATTCTGCTTTTTTCTTTGCTGATGGATACCAAGGTATTTCTATACTACCCATACCTGATTTGCTAGTGCTTGATATAAGTTGTTCTATTTCACCAGGGCCAATTTCAACTCTACCAATATCTTTTAAATCTGGAAATAAAATAGCTTGAACATCTTCAATATCGTAATCTATTAAAGGATCGTCTTTTCTCATCTTAATAAGATTGCCGTTTTTATCTGGCTTAGGATTAAATTTTCTTAAGATGTATGCTGGAAATTCACCATCTTTTTGAAACTTTCTTAAAGCTATCTTATTGGTAATAAGCTTTTCAATGTTATTTACTTGATCCCCGCCAGGCAAACTTTGATTCCATAAATCTTCTGCCGGTTTTATATAAAGTGGATCTTTAAAAGCTTGTTCACGTTGTTTTTTAGCAATGCGTTCTAAGGTGTCTTCATTGCCAAACTTAATAGCATCAATTTCGTCAGGTGTAAGATCTTCTCGCGTGTAAGGCGGGATTTTTGGACCTGCTTCAATGTCAGCAATTTCTTTATCATAAGATCTAATTTTGTTTTCAACTTCACCAACTTGTTTACCAAGTTGTTTAGCTTCGGTATCAATTCTTCTTCTATAAGCAGATTTGGTTTCTTTACCTCTCCAAACCTTAACGTTATCAACTAAACGACTAGGAACAGTTCTGGCATTAGTAATAAAATTACTCATACCTCTAGGTATGTTTTTTAAAGCAATCATTGGGCCGTAAGCAGCCATAATACGAAGTTGTGAATCAACAGCGTTACGTGTGGTATAACCAAGACGAAGTAAAGTACCAACTTTAAACAAGTCTTGCATAACGTCAGCAAGATCAACAACGCCATCTTTAAGTGTTAAAGGACCTTTTAAGACAGAAGCGTTAGTTTGAATGGCTTTGTCAAGAACATCAAAATCCATAATAGGCATATGGTTTGCTGTTTGTGATTCGTAAATAGGAACCTTAATTAAGTCTCCGTTTTTTTCTAAACCATAACCACGTTCTCTAAAAGACGCTAGGGCTGATTGTTTAGCACGGGTATTTCCATCAAAAATTTCTTTAGCACGTTCTGGAGATATTCCATGTTTTTGTGCTACTTTGTTAACAACTTCTTCTTCAAGTCTTAAAATAACAATAGAACGTTGTTCAGGTGTTGTGGCAGCAGCATAATCTTTAACGATTCTATTTGCATCTTCTACGCTAAAGCCTTCATAAATCATTTTACCTGTAGCGTCAAGTTTTGGATTACCAATAACTTTACGAGCACGATTAACTGATGCAAGTATTTCTTGGTATGAATCAGGACTGTTTACGTTAGCAATGTATGCTGGTCTTTCGCCTGCAGCCCAAGTCACGCGCGCGTATGCGCGATTCCAACGAGTTGGTTGAAAAAATTCTATTGTAGAAGAACCCGGTTTTGGATTACCAAGAAGTCTGGTTGTTCTACCTTTGGCAATAAAGTCTTCAAAACTTTTGTAACGTTCTGACGTACCAAAAGTACGTTGAACCATTTTTTCTGGTCTTCCAACACCTTTTATTGATGAAGATTCAAAAGTGTTAACAAACTTTTTAAAGAATTCATCATTTTGATAAAGGTCGTTATACTCAAGTCCTGCTTCTTCTAAAGCTTTTGGATTTGAATTAATGTCTACTAATCTACCAGTTTGAGGATCAAACAACGGAGCAAGAACTTGTTTCTTAGCTTCGTTAATTTCTCCTACTAAATTTCTTAATGCAGCAGCATTAGAAGGACGTAGTTTTTGTAATTCTGTAAGTGCTGTTGTATCACCAAGAGCAGCGCGCATAGTAAACGCTACTTCATCATCGGTCTTGGCTGTTCCAAGTAAGTAGGCAAGAGTTCCTGGATCATCTGATGATTTAACAAAATCTGTTGATAATGCGTACCCTATCCCATTTTCGCGATAGTTTTTAATAGGGGTTGAGTATTTGTTAACTACCCCTTCAACACCTTCACGTAAAGCAACTTGTGCTTCTTTAGCTAGATCAATTTCTTTAAAAACTGCTGCTTGTAATTCTTCGCCTTTAAATCTTTTATCAAGAGCGCTAATTCCTTTTTCGCCTAAGCGAACACCTTTAGCAACTTTACCACCAATAAGGGTTACGTCACCAAAAAGTTGAGCAGTAAAATCAAAACTACCAGAAGAAATACGACCAAACGCTGATCGTTTAAAAACTTGATTACGTTGATCTTCATTGAAAATATCAAATTCGTTAAAAAGGTTAGCGCCTTCTGATTCGTTAACAAAAGCGTTACGAGTGAAAGTATTACTAAAAATGTTAGCAGCAAGTGATTGACCAAGAGAAACTTCGTCTCTGGCTTCCCAAGCCTTGTCCCAAGCTGCACTAAAGTCAGCATCACTGTTACGCATTTCCCAGACAGCTAAAGAGGCTGTACCTAAAGGTTCGCGAATAACAGTTCTATTTATAGCATCAATATCTTCTAATAAGTTACCAATTGGGCGTGCAGCAGATTTAACAAAGTTGCCAACAGAGTTCTTTAAAGTATTAGTAACGCCATTAAATTCTTCGGCATCATTAAACGGGGATGTTGCCACATCCCATACAAGTTTAAAAGGGGATAAGGCTGCACCACCGAGATTTTTACCGAGTCTTGTTATTCGCTCGTTAAAACTCAAATTTGGTCCCTAAGTTTTCTAATAATCATACGTGTCATGTTTGAAGTATTAGGATTTGCTGCAATACTTAATAAAGCTGGCATATAGGCAGCAATTTGTGCTCTGTAAGCATCATCCATTGCTGCTTCACGATTACTCAAACCTAAAGCATCCATACCTACTCCTGGTCCAAAATCCGCTCCGTCAGTAACTGGAATATTTGGCATTGAGGTTGGTGCATTCATTGGTACAACTGCTTGTGAAGCTGCGGCTGATGCGAGGCCCGAAGGCATGTTTGATTGTTCAATACTCGGAGCCGCAGCTAAAGGGGCTGCTTCTTGTGTTGCCATAAGAGCTTGCCCCTCTCCATAAGGGAGACCTGGGACGTACTTGGCTGCTTGTGAAGCGTCACCGCTTTGACCATTACCACCACGTGCAGAAACATTCATAGGATTGTTTTGCGGTGCTGTTGGTCTCATTCCACCTCTTGCCATTATTTATACGTCCTTAAATTAATTGTTTACTTACCAGCGTGCTTTGGTGGTTTTCCACCTTTTGTACCAGATGGTTGTGCAGAGAACATAATCTTTGACATACCTGGTTTTGCAATGTTTGGAACACCAGATTTTTTGATTGGTTGTTCGTATGCTTTTCCAGCAGAACCTTGGTTTGCTGGCTTCTTGCCGCCATTAAATGACTTCATTTATTTCCTTTTCTTAGCCCGCAGGGACCATTCTTGAGACACTAGAGGATAGTGTCGGCTTGCCACCACCGGTAAGTCCGGCGAGCAAACTTTGTATTGGTGGACGACCACCAGGACCTACTTGTCCTGGAACTACGCCACGTGGACCGCCAGTGGCGGATAATCCTGAAGCACCACCAGAGGGAACCTGACCTGAGGAACCGGGGACGGGTTGTTCCATACCAGGCGGTACAACCTCAGCAGAAGGTGGCGCTTGAGGGGCAAACGCTTCCGCGATTACCTGCTCTATAGGTTGACCTTTTTGTCTACCAGCGATAACTGTTGCAATGCGTGAAAGAATCTCACCAGGATCTTGTCCTTGTGTTGCAAGTGAAGGGATAGCTTGCGCGTATCCACTTATTGCTGCAACTAAAGAATCACGCAGTTTTTCAATTTCAATTTTTTGTTCTTCTTGTGTAACATTTATTTCCCAAGGCATCTGACGGCGGAGGAAGTCGCGAGAAATCAATTGGTCTCCGCGCGCTTGGAGTCCGAATACCAAAGCCTGGTTGGGGTTTAATCCGGCCATCAGTCCATAGGTGATATCAACCGTATAATCCCCATCAATATCTTTCTTGGGGGTATAGGTGATTTCATACGGTGCGCCAGCATCTACGCCGCGCACAGTCTTTTCAACATTGCCGAAAAGTTTTTCATCCATCTCAAAGCAAAGTTCAAATACTTGCTTTAATGCTTCAGCCAAAACAGATTGTGCTGTTTTAACTTGTGTATCAAATCCACCCATAAGGGCTTCAACGCCACGACCTGTAACAATAGAACCTTGGCTTACGCCTTGTCTACCTTCAGGGTAACGTGAACCCATACGCATTTCCTGATCAAGCATTGCTGATTCAGTAAATAATCCAGGAGGCACATTTAAATCAACACGTCTAATCTTTTCTGGAGATGCAGAACGTATAGTTGCGTCAGGTCCCATTTCAAGGACGTTAACATCTGCTGGCAACGCAAAAGGTGCCTGAACAGATTTTTGTGCCGCCTCAAGTTGTAAAGTAGCAAAACGGGCACGTGCTACTTGTACCCAAAGAACATCATCAAATTGTCCGCGTTGGTCATCATCAGAATCAATACCTGGGCGGACAGCAAAAATTACGTTAAGTCTCTTTAAAGGATTCTTAGCGCGTTGTAAAATGTAGTTAGCGCGTTCTGGTAGAAAAAGAATTGTTTCGTGTTTGTCCATATAGCGCACAAGTTGGATAGGGCGCATAGAACCACGTTGTTCAAACTTACCAAGGATAACTGATTCGTATTCTGGGAAATCGTTAACAAGATCTTGTGCAGCTTTAACATAAAGTTTTGTGTAAGATAGTAGGCGACCAAAACGGTCAAACTCAGGATAAGAGTTAAAAGGATTATCAACACGGATACGTGGAGTATTGTTTTCGTAATCGGCTTCAACAATGAAAGGTAGAGCACCAAAAGTAATATATCTGTCAGCACCGGTAAACATTTCAACTTGTAGACGTGAAGTGTCGCGGTAGCCTGCAGCAATCATTGTGCGCTTGTCAGCACGGGTACGTGCACGGTCAGATACAGCGTTAGTTGCTGAACAGTTAATAGCAGGTAGTGGTGCGATTACTTCAGCGATGTCGCGTGCGGCAACGTCAATAAAGTTAGCCACCATAGGTTTAGGATATTCCCCTGGGAATAGTCCTGGGAAAACGTTATTGATATTACCTTTACGAACTTCTAAAACATCAGACCAGCGTGAATCGCGGTTTGCGTATCGTTGTTTTAGTTGTTGGTAGGTGTTAGCAATATCTTGTATGTCTCTTGCCACTAGACTCCTATTTTAATATTAATACCAGCCAGCATTGGCTAATCGTTGCTTTCTTGCATATTCTTCTAAATCCACCACTTGGCGTTTAGCTAAATCCATTGGTGTAGCAAAAGGGTTACGAACCCAAGTTTTGCCATAACTACCTTGCTGGTTTACATAATCCCTTAACTGGGTTTCAGCAAACCATAAAGCCATAGGACCATCCTGTTTATTCTTTGTACCAGGAGACCAGGTGATCAGTTGTTCAATAAGCGCTTTAACGCCTTCAGACTCTGCTCGCGGAAACTCAATAAGAGCATTCTTAGCTGGCTTGCCATCCGGACCAAAATTGCCAAACAAAGTACCAAGAGAAGCAACACCGTACTCAAGGTCCATCTTGTTATTGCCCGTGTAATGTTGTACAAGACGTATACCCCGTGACTGTAGAAAAGCGTTAATTTCTTCATCCTGGGTAAGGAACAATTGAAAAGCGTTCTTTTCAATAACCCAAACAGCAGGCTTATAACGTTCCGTCCATTGAAAAATTATTTCCCTGATACGCTGTGGAGTTGGTGCAGGCATACGAGAAGCATCAAGAAGATACCTACGTTTAGTATTCCTGTCACCAGAAATAGCAACCGTAAAGGTGTCACCCGACATAGCAGGATCCATAGCACAAACGGTGTAGAAGCCTGTAGTGTCAGCAGGATAACCAGGAGCACCGGCAACAAGCGGACCACAACCTCTCATACCATTAGCAGAAGCACGAACAAGTTCAGCAGAGAACACAGACTCAGATTCAACATCTTGCTGTTGATAAACCATTGCCCAAGTTTTAGCATCCAAAACTGAGCGGCGTTGCTTTAGTCTAGTTCCATCCCATCTAGGGAAGAGGCCGTTCTCATCAGGGTCCACAGGATCGCCAGACCAAGGCCTATCAGACTGAGGCCAAAGAGTAACCCAGTTCTCAGGATTCTCATCAAACTCCAAAACTGCAGGCATAGCCAAATAAGTCCAAGGAGACTTACCCTCAGGATACCTGTCATTAGTACGAAGCTCACGGTACATGTCAATAGGATCAACACGGGTACCAACAATAAGAAGTTTACCAGTAGGACCAATACGTGTCAAGACTTCTTGTTGAATCCATCTAATCTGTTTTTCATACTCACCAGAGTTAGACAAAGTCACACAGTCATCAAGAATAATAAGATCAGCACGGGCACCGTAAATCTGTCCACCGATACCAAGAGCTTGAAGGGTAGGATCTTTTTCGCCGGACTCGCGTTCAATATAAATCGCGTCCTGGGTCCATTTATCAGATGTGGCCTTAAAGCCATCAGCTGGTGCAAACCTACGTTGTAGGTCTATATAAAACGGGGAAGTAAGCCTTTGCTTCACAGCATAAAGAAACTCTTTAGCCATAGTCTGTGTCTTAGACACAACCTTGATACGGACATTGGGATCAACACAGATTCTATAGGTAATGTAATCAATGGACACTGTCATTGACTTAGCGTGCTCAGGTGGCATATTCACCAGCACATAGTTTTTAACACCCTGCTCAAAGAGCATAGAAGGATGCAACCAAGACGGGTCATTATTTTCAATAAGGTCAATAACGTTTTGCTGATGAGCAAACGTTTCAGACTTCATAAATTCTTTACGAAAATCTTTAAAGGTCATAGCTTTATCTTCGTCAGAGATATGGCCATCGCGGGCTTTCAAAGCCCTAACCAGCTGAACCTGTTTCTTAAAATCAGGGTCAGACTCGGTGTAATAATAAAAAGTTTTGCTGGACTTACCAACCGCGTTACAAGAATCCTCAACTGAGAAACCAGCCTGGATCAATTCTAGGAGCCTGGACTTGGCATCACTGGCATTAAGTTTAGCACCAGGTTTCAACCGAAGGTGCAAAGAATCTGTGGGTTTAACCGGTTTCAATGTAAACACTCCTCTGGCCCGTGACTAGGTATATACCGGTAAAAAAATTTATAAAACCTAGGTACCGGGAGCGAACCGAAGTTAATGAGTGAGCGACCTCGTTTATACTCGTCGCTCTGAGCGTAGCCCCAAGCGAAGCGAAGAGCTTTCGGCCTAAAGGCCTCAAGCGGTAGAGGGGCGGGGCTTTTAAAAGCCCCTCTACTATATATAAGGCTGCAAGTTATATATTTCTTGCACACCATGTTTGACCTGCGGAAACACGACCCACCAGGTTTAGAAAAAATGTTATGGTAGAGACTATTGACTATTAGTAACTCCGGTTTAAATACCCCGGGTCATATCCTTACCCTCCTGTTAGGACTTGGTTGTGGGTGTGCTGACCCATTAATCGTGTGCTTCGCACACTCATTTATTAAGAGAGAGGTTTCCGTTTTTGCTGAGAACGCCCGATTTATCCTATATGCCCGATTGGTTACGAGTTAAGGAACGCTGACTATGTCCTGACCTAAGCTGTCGCGAGCTACAGGAAATTGTGGACAATTCATCAACAGCGCGCAACCAGTACGATTCATGATCCGTAATTGTGTGGACAAAATAAAAGAAGCGCGCCCCAATCGGAACGCGCCTCAATTAGCCAAGCTTTTTTATATAAACAAACTAAAAAACAGCACCCACCACGCGCCAGCCAACGCCACGCATGACCAAAAAATGATTCTGCCTTTCATTAGTATTCACCCCCAAATAGTGATTCCTGATGTAAGTCAGGACGATAACAAAGGCACTCGCCTAAATCAGCCAAACAATCAAGGCATGAGTTACATGTGGCACAAACAAAATCTACCAACGGGTGAGGCTGATACATTTCACAATTAAAGCAAAAATCGTTCTCCACATATTCATCATCTTTAATGTAATCCCAATTGGTTGAATAGTAATCTTTGAAATTAAAACTATTCCTGACCTGATAGGAATAATTAGACCACCAAAGACCACCCTCAACCCAATGTCCCAAATCCTCATTTAATATGTAGACCTGAGATTGAAGTTCAGGGGCAGTTGAAAATATGCAAATCTTAGAACCCGAAACCAACTCCTCAAGTTCACCAAATCCTGCTTCATCATCTAACAATTCCAAGAAGTTAGGAAGCCAATCCTCAGAAAATACGAGAGTGTCAGACCTATCATCTCCTGCAGGAATCTCAATTCCAAGAACCCCATTATGCGCCAAAATAATATCTTGACGACCACCAACTTCATACGGGTGGGAATTAGTGGCACATACTGAGCCATGAGTAGCCCAACGAGCGTGGAACATAGCCCAACAATCGGTATATTCTGCGCGTAATTTCAGGAACTTAGACAC